TTTTTAGAAGAAATACGTTGATTTAAAAAATACTTCATTGATAATTATAATTTAAATTTTTTATTTATATTTTTCATTTTTTCTTCATAGTTTCCATATCTTTCTAATCTCCATTCAAGTAATTGATCTGAAATACTATTTTCATCCCATGAATTATCCTCTTCCGGGTCATACCATTCTTTTAATTGAACTACAACTCCCATCATTGCCATAACCAAATCATAATTGCCTGTTCTTTCATAATTTATTAATTGTTCAATTAATAGTTGATCTTCTAATCTATCTAAATTACGAATACCCTTCTTTATTGTTTTTTCTCCGTCTTCTGTATCATAATAATTAGTATTAACTCCACGTTGATCTAACCATTCATATAATAAATCCTCCCCTATTTGTTTATGTCGTACACTAGACATTGCGTGTCCATAAGCCCTGCGATTAGTTTTACTACCGGGCATTATTTTTTCTAATGTTGTAATGGGTGGACCCATTAATCTATTTGCTTCACCTTTACGTATAAAAAATTGAGGTATACCGCCATCTCTATCATTCTCAACTGTTATTTTAGCATTATAGTATTTAGATAATTTTAATAACAATCTATGTACATATCCTTGTGGATTCATTCTTTTTCTGCCAAAATATATTCCAACTATTTTTTCAGGACCAATCCATTGTTCATACTTTCGTGTTTTATAAACAATAATTGCACTTAATGATTTACCTGCATCTGTATTCTGACCAATAGGGTCAACAGATATAATATATGCATCATCTGGTATATCCCCTTTAATGCGTTGTGGTGGTTCATATCTCAAAAAACATCCCTCTCGTTCAGCTTCATTAAATGTATTCAATAAAGGTTCTTCATTTGGCTTAGGTATAAATTCAATTCTATTATTTATTTCTACTAATTCCCCGGGCATTCTTAATGTCTCAAATCCTCCTTTAGAAATTGCTATTTCTGTTCTACGTTCAACTAGGTCTTCTGTTTGAAATCTACTACCTTGAGTAATTAAAAAAGCTTCTGCTGGGGTTTTACATCTTTGTGTAAGAAACTTATCATAATCTTTCTTTTTACCCAGTGGTGGTCTCTTACCTAATCTTTCTTTATTTAATGCAAATTCTGCAATCCAAAATATAGCATTTCCATTTTTATCTAATCCCCTATACGGTGTACCATCAATCATAATTTTACACCCGAAGTTAGCCCACATAGCACTTACAAAATAACCGCATTTTCTTTGTGTAGGTTTATATTCATATATATTTTTAAATCCAGCAACACCTACTGTTTCAGGTCTATCATTAATATTAAAAAAATCATGAGACGATCCCCTTTTACCACTATCGGTTACCATAGAACCACCAGTACCAAATATAATAGCAATACCTGCTCTATATACTGTACCTACTCTCATTGATTCTTTAGAAAATGTCCAAGCATCTCCAAGATTAGAAATCTTACCTGCTTCTTCAATATACAATCTTGTAAGACCTTCTCCTGAGGCAGCATCCGGTTTATTAAATAAAGATGATGTTGCTATTTCACTTTGTCTACCTGCACGTTCTCCTGTTCTTGTATTGAGTAATCCAAAAGTAAAATTACCACTATCTTTTGTTTTACTCATTGTTAAATGTTTCCATCCACCATTATCCTGAGGTCTACCTGGATTTTTCCTACCAAAAGGAGTATATTTAGATATGTGATCTATTATATCAAGTGACTTTTGAAAGCATAAGGTAGCATCTTTTCCTTGGGCTGATGCAATAAGAACTCTTGCTTTGTTTCTAAATGCAGCACACCATACAGCACCAGAACCTGCTTTATAACTATATCCCATACGTCTGGATTTAGTTATAGATAATGATTGTTTATACTCACGCGGTAAATTATATAACTTGGGATTCTCCCTTGCTTCTACTTCTTTATAATAATAATAATCCATAACAAGGAAATCAGGAACACCTGACATATCAGTTACTTCTTCTGTCTCCTCATCAATATGAACTTTTTGCATCCATCCATAATTTAAAAAAAAATAAAATTCTCCACTTATTCTAATACCACATGGTTTACCGTCTACAATAGGTTCATATCCTTTTGTTATTCTTAAAAACTCTTCTTCCCAGAATTTTTTATGTATTTTAGTTCCAGGAAGAAATTTAGTATATGAAGGTTTAAGTTTAGTTCCTTTGGTTGAATTTATACTTTTCATAAAAGCATTTCCCGCAGGACTAAAAATTTTAGAGTCTACAAAAAATAAATAATCCCAATTTAAATTACTTACAGGTGTATAATCTGTAGAAAATCTACTTAATTTACCATATATAGATTCTATTCTTTTTAAAGTATTATAATCAGGAATAGAATTTTTAATATCTTCATCAGAAACCAAATAAGCAACGGATGGATTAACTACCATTTTTTCTTTTGGTGTTTCCGGAAGTATGTTATTATCATACTCATACTGTAATTTAAATAGATCTTCTTTTGTTTTATACATTTTTTTTATTAAGTAAATTATAAAAATACTCAACATCTAAAGCTGCTAGATTTATTGAATGATTTTTGTATTCATTTATTGTTTCATTTCCATATAGAACCCAATCGGAATAAGTATGTACAGGTTCAGAGTTTATCTGAATAGCAGGATATAAATATTTTGATATTATTATATAATCTCTATCTCCATTATAATAAGGATGTGCAAAGTTGCATATAGGTTTTTTAAGTTTTAATTTCATTCCTGTAAGATCAAATAATCTCCACCATTTACCTTTATTAATATTATCAGCAATAGAATGATTTTGTATTATTATCATTTATTTGATATTTAGTATTTAATATTAGTTCAATACCTCTAATAGTTTCGTAGCATTATTTACTGTTTTAACTACCCGGGCTGCAACGCGGTACGGATCTGCGTTTGACGCAGGACGTCGATCTTCTAAATAACCTTTCCAGTCATCTTTGGGTACAGTTACAGGGATACGAATAGAGGCTCCACGATCACTAACACCAAAACTAAACGTTTCTATTGATTGTGTTTCGTGTAATCCTGTTAATCGTTGGTCATTATCAGAACCATACACATTTATATGTTCAAGATGTACTTTGCCAAATTCTTTGCAAATATGTTCCATTAGTCCTTTTCCTCCTACTTCTCGCATAACTTTGTTAGAGAAATTACAGTGCATGCCGGAACCATTCCAGTCACCTTTAACTGGTTTTGGACTAATATCAATAGTTACATTATATTTTTCAGCAATACGATATAATAAGTAACGAGTCAACCATAGATCATCAGCAGCCCTTTTTGCACCCTTACCAAATAGTTGATACTCCCATTGCCCTAGCATTACTTCTGCATTAATACCTGTTACGTTTAAACCTGCCTCCAAACATTGATCTAAGTGTTCTTCTACAATATCTCGCCCGGCAACATTGCCAGTGCCAACTGCACAGTAATAAGGACCTTGTGGTCTAGGATAACCTTCTTCCGGAAATCCCAATGGAGTATTATTGTAAGTTATTACATATTCTTGCTCGAAGCCAAACCAGAAATCCGGGTCATCTTTTGTAGTAGCACGTTTATTAGAAGCATGTGGACTGCCATCAGGATTTAATACTTCACACATTACCAAATATGCATTTTGACGTGCAGGATCTTTTACAATACGAACCGGTTTTAAAAGACAGTCAGATGAATTACCCTGAGCTTGTTTAGTTGAACTGCCATCAAATGACCACTCAGGAAGACTATCTACTGTTCCATCAAATTTTGTTTCATTTATAACTTTGGTTTTACTGCGAAGATTAGGTTCTGGTGTATAACCATCTAACCAAATATACTCGAATTTTAAAGCACTCATTATTTAATGTTTTTATTGAGGTTAAAAAAATAGATACTAATTAAATTAATAAAATTAATTTCTGACTTAATTTCAAGTATGTCTTTCAATAAATTCATCGACAATATAATTTGCTATTGCGTCTTTATTGTCCTCACTATCAATTTGCATTCTTGCTTTATCAACTTCTTTTTTAAGGTCCAATAACTCTTTTACTTGTTTATTAATCGTTGGAACCATTTTAGATAATTCAGATTGATTTTTAATCTTTTTAGCTTCTATATCCTGAATCCTTTCAAGTAATTCAATTCTTGCTAAAATTTCATCGGGATTTTTACCCAATGATTGTAAAAGATCTGTTGAATCATCCATTAAACGTTTCCACTCTAACGCTTGTTTATTATTTTTTTGTAATATAGCTTCATTTTGATCTGTTATTCTCATTGCCCTTTCATATGCTCTTATCATGGGAGTAGATTGACGCTTAGTATATTCAATCATACATTTCTTTAAATATTTTGTCATTACTTTTTTACGCCCATATACTTCTACTGCGGCATCTAATAATCTTTCTTCACTATTAAAGTAAGGAGAACTAGGATCACAAGTATACCATATATATAATAAATGTTGTGCGAACTTATTCTTATCATCGCTTTTATCTAACATATATAGTTCTTTAAAACATTTAATATTTATAAGTATTGCACAATATACGGGTTCTTCGTCAATTATTTGAAATAAACGGTTAGATAGATTCATATTATTAAATTTTTACTACTATATAATTTCCATATGATACAGTTACTTTATCAGCTGTACTAACTATTACACTATTGTTATAAGTTAAAACCCAATTGGGTCCAACTAACGTTATTGGCACCCAACTTACTATTGTACTTCTGTATGGAGAAGGATTTTCTGATACTTTATATGATGTACCAATAGAATCTTGAAATATAGTAGAAGTATAATAAGCTGTTGCTGTTGGAGTTAATGTAGTTACATTTGATATTTCTGTTAAATATGCTTCATTTAGTATATTGGTATCAATAACAACATATTCAACTAATAAAAGTGTATCTAATGATGCTAAATCAGTTACAGGAGCACTACCTAACACATCAACTTGTTCTCGCCAGTCTTTACCATCAACATAAGTGTAGACATGTGCATAAGATGTAGTATCGACTGTTAATTTAAGTACAGTATTATAAGTATCTTTAAAGTACATTACCAATGGTGATGTAGTTTTTGTTTCAACCCAAGTATAACCATATTCAGTTAAATCATTAATTATTTGTTCTTCTGTTTGTGTATTAAAATTTGGCATTGTATTATTTATTTATTTGATTATCTAATTGCATTCTTGTCACTTAATTTATTATAGTAGACAATTTTATTTTATATCTTTACTTTCTATAAGTGTATATGTAAACTTATTTCCCCATTCATCTTTGACCTTGTAACAAATTTCCATAAAATCATCAAAATCATCAGGATCAGCAAAAACTTGACAACCGGCACTATACTTGTTAATATAGTTTCCTACTTTATAAGCAGAAGACCTATGTATGTTTATTCCAAAATATCCTTCCTGAGTAGAATCTTCATCATAATCATACTGCTTATCTTTATTGCCATCCCTATATACTTCTACTTTTCCATTACGTTGACACAAGGCTTCATACTTCCCGTTGTGCCTGTCAATCTTATAAACTCCAGAATATTGACCAGGAACTAAAATAGCTGTTCCTCCTCTAGAGTTCATGGGATTATCTATCCAATATGCTCCAGGATCCGTTGTTGCATTCCAACAATGAAAATGCCAATTACCATCTACCTTATATGACATTGTAATGTAATCATCATAAAGATTAGTGACTTTTCCTTTAGTAGCAGAATTCCTAACCCCTACTATATTTACATTATAATCTCCATTGGAAAACCATTTATATCCTTTATCAATTACAGTAAGTTGAATGGCTGTCTTAGTATATTTAACTTGAGGCTTGGACATCTCTGCCCATGTCTTTGAGCCAACTATTCCATCTGGCTTTAAACCATTATCCTGTTGGTAATTCTTTACAGCTTTTTCGGTCTTTGGTCCAAAATCCCCATCTACTGTAATTCCAAGTACAGCTTGAAGCTGTTCAACATACTTTCCTGTACTTCCTTTTTTTAGTTGCATATTTTTAAATTTTATTTAATGTTTCCATATGAAGATCAATAAAATAATTTGATTTGATTTTATTATTATAAAACAATATATGATTGGATATCATTATTCGTTTTTTACATTCAACTGCATCACAATTACACGGTAGTACTTCATTTTCCTCCATAAACTCTTTAAACATAATATCATTCATTTTATATTTCTTTTGATACCATTGTTTAAATTCATTTTCTGTCATAAATTCTTTAAATACTTATTCGCTATTTTGTAATTGATTTCTTTTTCTTTTTTTGTTAAATCATCAAAATCAGTTTCTAATAATTTTTTCCATTTAATGATAATATCTTTAGATAATTCCAAACGTCCATTTTTACCAGTTGGATGAGCATGAGCAATAAAATATTCTAAATAATGAATATACATGTTATAAGCTATTTTTCCTTTTTCTTTTTTGTTCATATTTAATTGCGGAATAGCACCCTAACATTGAACCTATTATATATCCCAATGCAATAATAAATTGACCTTTAAATATTGAGAATATTCCTATTGTTATACTAGTTAACCATATAATAGTTATTAATCCCGTCAATAATATAGACTCTAATAATTTTTGTTGAACAACCTTATTAATATTAACAGTCTTTAACATTATAAAAACAAACTCTAATATAGTTACTAATATAAATTTTATAATTAGTTCCATGTAATGTTTCTATTATTTTATTTTATAAATTAATTTAAAATTCATTCTTTTTATTTCATTGTATCTAATAGTAAACCATAAGTCATATTCTTTATTTGATAACTTCTTACTAGTATCTATGGTACATATTAAATATCCAAATTCATTTGGTTTTATAGGTTTTGGTATTATTCCCTTGCCACATGAGCAACTAATACTAACGGTATTAATTATTAGATCTTTTTTATCCGGATTGAATAATTTAAATTTATGTTCGAGCAAAGTACCGGCTTGGCATTCGCCAAGATCCACTACGGTTTTATCGGGACAAATAATAGAAAGATAATATTCATCGTTTAAATTATTAATATCGGATATAATTACATCCCAATCAAACTTATTCTTAAATATATTAATCCCCCGACGTAAACATATTTGATTAAATTTATTCCAGTTAGATTCACTCATAATAGAAGGGTAGCATCCACCTTCACATTCTTTATCGGAATAAAACTTATCAGGTACCTTACAGTGACATTCAATACAAGTACCCTTTTCTGAACATTCTGGATTATGTATGACTTTACGCCATAATATTTGTTCTTGTATATATTGGGGTGATTTAAATATATCAGATCCTAATTCATTAGTTATTTTACGAGTATTACCTTGTATATAAGCCCATACATTTTTTATAGTAACATCATATTTACCTACTTTCATTTTTTTAAATTTAAATGGGTTTGGATAATTAGATATCCTCACCCATTTTTATTATTTCAATTATATTGCAATAAGTAATACTGATACAATGATTCCAATTAATGAAATACCAGTAACAGTCCCCATTATTGTCATAGCTGTTTTTTGTTTCTTTATTTGTTTATTTGCTTTAAATAATGAAGCAGAACAATATTCAATCTGCCCGTCTAATAAGGTTTCTTTATCGGATCTAATATCTAATTGTTTTTCAAGGTTAAGTATTTTATTCTCTAATACTGTTTTTTGATTAAATAAATTAGATAGTGACTCTTCGGATGACTTAATAACTGTATTACTATTTCTAATTGTTTCTTCAAGTAATTCATTTAAAATATAAAGATTAGATAAACTATCCATCATATTAGCTAATTCAGCACCCTTCCCTTTAGTCATACATATACTATTATCTGGACCAGGCCAAACATCATTTTGACTGTAACCTTGCAATGATACTAATTGTAGAAGAATCACTATAATTATTATACTTAATTTCATCTTTATATTTTTTAATTTTAGTTATTGATACTGATAGTTGTTTATTATATTTTATTAAGTTATCAGATAAATATCCGTATGTTACCTCTAATGAATCAATTTCTTTCTGTATAATTGTTTGATTAATGATTAAGTTATTTTCTACTTGATTTAGTTTACTATATATTAAATCAAATTGATCTTTATTATAATCAGCCATAGGAGTAGGTCTTAGTGCTATTGTTAACGATATCACTGTTATTGTGATTAATACAATAAAACATCCTATAATCGTATAAAGTACTCTTTTATCTATATTCATCTGAATCAATCATTTTTTAATTCACCAGTTATCTTTTTTACTTTTTCAAAAGATCTACCTCCAAAATAAGCACCTATAACAGTAATCAACACTAATTCTAATAAACTAATCCAATTATCTGCTACATTAAACTTTGCAAATATTCCATCAATAAATATTAATAATATTGTTGATGCTACAAGAAAAGATAAAACTAAAGGTCTTACATTTTTAGATAACCAATTATCTTTATTCATTATTATATAATTTAATCTTCTATTAATTGTTCTTTATGTTTAGGTTCAGGTTCTATTTCAATATAGCGATTATCAAGCATTACTTGATGATCTGACATATTACCTACTTCTTCTTTACTAATAATTGATTCAACATCAAAATTATCAATTAAGAATAAGAAATCAAATTCTTTTAAACGTAGTTCTACTTGATTCTTAACTAAATCCTCACATTTACTTTGTTTGTTAATGTAATATCGTTTATCTTTAAATTGAAATAACTTAGTATAAATAATATCTCCAACCTTTGGCATAATCATAGCCTTAGCAGCCTCTTTATCATATTTAGCTAATTTCTCTCGCTGCTCATAATACCACATCTTAGTTCGTGGGGAAATAGCCATAATGATACCTTTATCAATTACAGGAAAAGGTGTGGGAACCCAGTGCGGCGCATCTGTATTTCGTTTACGCGCATCAATCTGACGAATGTAATAATCAAGGTGTATTACTTCTTTTGTCTCACTATTGCGGGCAATGTGTTTAATTGGGTTCTCCATATACATTTGAATAACTAAACCTTCTTCTAATTGAATGTTATTAAAATGATTAGTTATATCTTCACCCTTCATACTCTTACTACCAACATATTCGTTATTCCACGTATCAACGAATTCTTGGCCTGCTAACATCTTGTTAATTTGATCTTGACGTGTTTCATCTGATTCTTGACGTTTAGCATTGTTAATGTATGAACTTGCTTTACGTATTCTTGTTTTCTTAGGTCTACTTTTTTTACTCATCATTGTTTTTGTTTTTG